CATGAATAACATTCCGGCGACAATAGGAACGCCGAGCAATACGGCGAACAATGCGCCCATGAGCAAATTGAACATGATGGCGCAGATGGTTTTGGATGTTGTTTTCATATTTGATACTGTTGTTGGTTAGATATTGCATTCATAGCCATACTCAGCTTTGAACAGACGGCGGTATTCGGAGGTGTCTTTCTCGCGGATTTCCTTGAGTTCCGCTTCCGGGACTTCGCTAAGTTTGGAGTAGGTCTTTTGCCCGGTAGCGGGACTGTCTTTGGAAGTGTTGATTGTCTTGCTGAGCTTGGCCGCAGGTGACATCGCTTCAAGAGTCGCCTTGAGCGAGTCTATCCCGATTGTCTTGCCGAGGTTGATGAAGTGCTCCTTCTTGTCGGCGGTCAGTCGGTTTTCCTTGATGGCTGCATCGACAGCGGCGGTGACCTGCGCGATGGTGAGGTCTTCCTTCTCTTTTTTGAGTGTAGCTACCTCAGCGGCGGTGTTCTGCAACTCGCCGATTTTAGTAAGGATGGCTGACTCGTCTGCCGTTTCCGGCAAGCCCAGTTTTAGGGCGATGGCTTTGAGTTCCATTTGCTTTGTTGTTTTTTGGGGGTTATTACTTAGCATCGGCAGAGGATTCTCACTGTCTCTACCGAGCGTTATCTGCTTTCCGTCCCGGCGCATTACAATGGCGTTGTCATTCGCGCCGATGTCCACAATCGATGTCTCGAATATCCGGCTCTTTGTGATGGTCGGACAAGTCTGTCCGACTACAAGATATTTAGGGTCTTCACTGACTTCAAGAATATCTATGCCGATGCTTACCATACGGAGGGAACCGACCTCCCACTGCTTCTTGCATTGCTTGGACAGTTCGGTGGCGCAGTCGAACACGGGTTCGCCGGTAATCTCGCCATCCTTTACCTCGATGTCCTTCATGTAGCCGATGACCTTGCCCCTCTCATGCATATAAAGGAGGACAGGGTTCCGGGCATATTGCCCGGTATCCACACCGGCGGTCAGCACACGGCTTCCGTGACTGTTCAGGCTGTCATCTGTTAATCTTACTCTTTTTCCCATGTAGTGGATATGTTTGAAATTCGGTGCAATATTAAGGGTTAATCCGCTGCCCGACAAGAAAGTGTGCAATCATTGCACACTTGTATGCAACCGTTGCACACTTTTTTTGCGCTTGCACGCGAACTTCGCAATTTTGCACCGACTTCCGGTTGATAATGCTTAATCAACCGGAAGCAAACCTCGCAAACTCATTACCGACATGACAAAAGCTGAACTCGAAAAAAAGAAAGACCTCGCACGCACTTTGTATCTGTCCGGACTGGAGCAGATAGACATCGCCAATAAAATCGGCGTGTCCCGTGTAACCATATCCAAATGGTGCAATGCGGACGGTTGGAAAGAGACCCGTGCGGCCAAATCCATCACCCGTCCGGAACTCATAAACAAGTTATTGCTCGCCACTAACAAGCTCATTGATATGGTCAATGAGTCGGGAGACCTTAACCTGATTGACAGTCTCGGCGACAAGTTGTCAAAACTTACCGCCGCCATTGACAAGCTCGACAAATCACAAGCCAATGTTGTCGCCGCCATTGAGGTCTTCATGGCTTTCTCAAAATGGCTTGAGTTTCGTGCTAAGACCGACCCCGATGTTTCGCCCGAACTCATCAAGGCAATCAACAAGTATCAGGATAAGTTCCTCATCGAATCCATGAGCAAAGGCACATTGGCTTGATATGGGAATGAAGTTGACAAAGGAGCAGAAAGAGGCGTTTGAAAAATGGCAGGAACACTGTCGCGAGGTTCAGACGCTGACAGCTGTGTCTTTGGCAATAGCCAAGGAGACACCTGTTGAACGGGACAAGCGCATAAAAAGACTGCTCTCCAATTATGATGAGTTCTGCGAGTATTATTTCGCTCATTTTCTTGTTCTCCGGGACAAGACAACCGGGGACGTAATCAAGACAATACACAATGCGCCATTCCATACCAAAGCTGCGCTCAAGATAAAGAACACCCCTAATCTGAAAGCTGTTTTCAAATGGCCTCGCGGACATGCCAAGTCCACGCATATCGGCGTGTTCATTCCCCTATGGCTGATTTTCCAACCGAAGAGGCTTATTGATTTCATGGTTACAGTCGGCAAATCGGAAGACAGCGCGACACGTCTGCTCGGCGACTTACAGGCCGAACTTGAATTTAACCAGAAGCTGATTGCAGATTTCGGGGAGCAGAAAAACCTCGGCTCGTGGATTGAGGGTGAATTCAAGACAAAAGGCGGTGCCAAGTTCCTCGCGGTGGGTCGGGGACAGTCTCCACGTGGTCTCAGAGACAGGGAAGCTCGCCCCGACTATATTGTCATCGATGACTTGGATGATGACGAACTCTGCCGAAATGAGAAACGTGTAAAGGAAATGACCGACTGGGTCAAGGAAGCTCTTTTCGGTGCACTCGATGTCGGACGTGGCCGCTTCATAATGGTCGGCAACCTGATTTCAAAGAAATCCGTCCTCGCAAACATCGCCGCATCAAAAGGGGTGCACGTTTCCGAAATAAAGGCCGTGGATAGTGACGGCAATCCGGTATGGGCAGAGAAGTGGACTAAGGAGGAGGCTCAGGCTTACAAGGACTTCGTGGGCTATCGCGCTTGGGAGAAAGAGATGATGCACAATCCCATCACCGACGGAACCATCTTCCGGCATGAGTGGATTCGGTATAAACGTGTCCTCCCACTCCACAAGTATGATATGCTCGTATGCTATACCGACCCGTCTTTCAAATCCACCACCGCAAACGACTACAAGGCTTGCCGCCTTTGGGGTAAGATTGGCACGGAACTGCATCTGATTGATACATACGTCCGGCAGGATACTGTGTCAGGAATGGTGCGGTGGCTTTATAATCTATATGAGAGTCTGCCTGAAAATGTGGCCGTGACTTTCTACATGGAGGCGAATTTCATGCAGGATATCATTCTCGATGAATTTGCCACCGAGGGGAACATCAGGGGCTATCAGCTGCCTTTACTCCCGGACACTCGCAAGAAGCCGGAGAAGATTCAGCGCATAGAAGCGGTGTCCCCACTATGGGAACGTGGCTGTGTATTCTACAACGAAGCCCTCAAGGATTCACCGGACATGGAGGTAGGCATAGAACAGACGCTTGCCCTTGAACGTGGCTCACGTGTCCATGATGATGCCCCGGATGCCGACGAGGGCGCAATATGGTATCTCCAGCGCAATACAAGACAAGAGACATTCAAACCGGTGTCGATACCACGCAGACACCCCAAAAACTCATGGTAATATGTTCAAGACCATCAAAAAGTATTATCACGCATGGCGTTTCAGGAGAGCCGTGCACAAGGCTAAAAAACTCGCCGGTCTTTTCGGCATGAAGTATTATGTCATAAACCTCAACGGCTCACTCAAGGTAGTACCCAAACAGACTATCAAGGAACTCGTCAGACGCAAGAGGTTCCGCAAGGGTGTGACGGTAGAGGACATTGAACGACTCGCTCTTTTCGTAACCGTATAATTCCACAGCATCATGTTCATAACAGACAACGATTACGATGTAGTCATCGGGGAAGATGCCCTCAAGGTCATCTCACGCGCCTCCGCCGAAAACCGTGCCAATGCGGAAGCCGAGGCCATCGAGGAGATTTCCGGCTACCTGCGCCCCGTATATGACTGCGATGCTATATTCTCTGCCGAAGGGGATGCCCGAAACCGGCTCATCGTCATGCGCACGGTGGACATCGCCCTGTATCACCTTGTGGCCTCCCTGCCTCAGAAGATGGGTATTGAGATTCGCAAGGAACGGTATGAAAGGGCTATTGAATGGCTTGAGGGTGTCCAGTCGGGTAAAATCATACCTGACCTTCCTTTGATTGAGCAGGAGGACTCCCCGGTTTCATTCGGCACAATGTATCACTCGGAACCACGGCTCCGGCATAATTGGTAAACCTATGGGCATACTCGACAAATTCCTTGACAGCTTCCGCTCCCACAAGAGCGACCCCATGATACTGCAAACTCCATACGGAGAATTGAACCTCGCAAAGCCGGAAGGCCGCGCCAAGTTTCAGAGCATTGTCATGGAAATACACCGCACCACCGATGCGCTTACCCGAAAAGACATCGCTGACTGGAGGACAGCATGGCAAATGGCCATCAATGTTGACAATCCCAACCGACAGCGGTTGTACGATATTTACGGGGATGTTTCCGTTGACCTGCACCTCTCCGGCTGTATGGAGCAACGCCGAGGATTCGTGATGTCCCGGTCGTTCAAACTTGTCAACAAATCCGGGGATGAGGATGAACAGGCTCTGCATTATTTTGACCAGTCATGGTTCAAGCATCTCATGCGCCTGTGCCATGAATCCCTTTGGTATGGACATTCGCTCATTGAACTTGGTGACATCACTCAAGACGGTGACGGTTGCCGGTGCTTCGAATGTGTCCGGCTCATTCCGAGAAAGCACGTCATTCCCGAATACCATAGGTGTGTTCAAAATGTAGGGGATGACTGGACTTCAGGTATTGACTACCACGAAAGGCCATATTCAGATTGGCTGATTGAGGCCGGGCAACCTGATGACCTCGGCCTGTTCCTCAAGGCGGCGCAACAGACCATTCCCAAAAAGAACGCTCTCGCATTTTGGGATGCCTTCGCCGAGATATTCGGTATGCCGATGCGTGTGGCCAAGACCACTACACGGGACCCGAAAGAGTGGAAACGTCTTGAGCAGATGCTGTATGATGCAGGAAGCAACCTCGCAATGGTAACCGGCATGGAAACGGAAGTACAATTTGTCGAATCCGGCAAAGGCGATGCTTTCAATGTCTATGACAAGCGCATAGACCGTGCCAATTCCGAACTCTCTAAACTCATCATCGGACAGACAATGACTATCGAGGACGGCTCATCGCTCTCCCAATCAGAAACTCACCTTGAGGTTTTTGAAAACCTTGTTGAGTCTGACCGAGATATGCTCCGAGACATCGTGAACAATCAGCTCATCCCCCGAATGGTCAAACTCGGCTTCCCTCTCAAGGGTCTGAGGTTTGAATGGGATGATGCCGTTGATTATACGCCGGAACAGCAGATTGCATACGAGACCATGATTGCTGACAGGTTCGATGTGGACAGCTCTTATTTCGCGGACAAATACGGTATGCCTGTCGGGGAGCGGAGAGAGGCAGTCCCTGTCGTGATGCCC